CAAGTCTCGTGTCAAACAATCAATAGATGATTATAAAGTTCACATAACAAAAACAACAAAGGCGGGAAGTTTAATGTCAAGACAGGCACATATGGAGCTTTTAATGAACGCAGGAAAAAAACCAGGTTTAGGTGACACTATTTATTATGTTAATAATGGTGAAAAGAAATCACATGGTGATGTTCAGAAAAAAACTACAAAAATGACTAAAAAACAAATAGAGGATTATACAAAAATTCATGGAGCAATACCACCTGAAATGTTATCAAAAAGTGAAGTGATTCTAAATTGTTATTTAATTGATGAAAAAGAAATTGAAAATAACCCCGACTTATTAGGTGAGTACAATGTTCCAAGATATTTGGCGGCATTTAATAAAAGAATTGAACCATTACTTGTTGTTTATAGTCCTGATATTAGAAAAGACATTTTAATTGAAGACCCAAAAGACCAACCAATTTTTACTAAATCACAAACAGAGTTAGGTAGAGGATACCCGATGAAAGAAAAAGATCAAGATAATTTAGATGAGGTTTTAACGTTATCTGATATGGAAATATCATTTTGGCAATCTGTAGGTATTGATCCATACTACATGTATATTGACGACACTATTAATTTAGTTAATACCGATTATGTTAATAGTAATATGGAACTAATGAAAACTAGAGTTTCTAAAAGTAAGGTTGATGATGAGGAGATATATGAATTTGATGAAGACGGGGATTTAATGTCTTTAGTTTTTGATTAAGAATTTTTTAGTCCGTCACTAGAAAGAATATACCAAAAATCTCCTATTTTTCTAAATTCAACACAAGACCCTTTAGTGAGTTCAACCTCGTTGAACTCTTCGTCAATTAGCGTATCTGATGTTACTAAAACATTTGTGAGGGCCTTTACTACGATATGATCGGTGGTTGTTGAATTTAAAAATAGATTACAATTTTCAACACCTTTAATTACTATTGCGGATTCTCCGTTAGTTTTGTAATTTTCATTTGTAATGACAGCCAAATCGGACGTTTGAATTTCAACACCGTTAATTATTTTTTTTGAAGATATACTTCTGAAAATTCCCATAAAATATTTATATTACATTATACGGACTTGTAAATGCTCTGAACTTTAAAAGTTTGTTTAAATTTTCTGCTTGTAGTGCTTTCGCCTCCATCATTTTCTCAGGTCTTAATCTTTCTAAACGAGTTTTAAGTTCTTCCCACAACATAGTTTTTTCGTCTTTTGCTTCAGATTGTAGAGTCGTATATTCTAAAGTTAATTCACTATCAGGTGTTTTTAAACTACCACTATATTTTCCTCTTACCCTTGCAAGACTTTCTTTACAATATGCGGTAAACCATCTTCTTACCCAAGTTTTAGAAGGGTTATTTAATTTATCCCATCTTAATTTTTCTAAAGGAACGTCCGAAGGTAATCTAACAACATCAGGGTTTTTTTCTAAACAATCCTCTCTATCAAAAGTATCATAATACCAATACCATACTCTATGTTTATTTCTTTGCATGTTACCAAAATCAAATTTACCACCAGGAACATTATATAAATGTATTGCCTTTTTACCTTCAGGAAGTGCGGTTATTCTATATGTTAAATCTCCGGTAATGATTCTTCTTTTCATTTGTATATCGGCCATTCTTAAAAGAATATCAGATGCTGGTGTAATAAAATAATTACCTGTAGTTCCCATTTGAGAAAAACCTGCTCCACCACCAAGACCAATACCACCAAATCCACCAAACCCACCCATAAACGGATCAAAGTAAGCGGCATCTAATTCAGAACGGGCAAACCATAATAATTCATTTATTTCTCTACCTGCGGGAATTTCGTATATTTGTTGATTAGGAACTAAATCAATATAATCTTTTTCCAATACCCAATCTCCTCCAGCCTGTAGTCCTACAATTTTTGAATATGCATAAGTGTATTGCGTTTCCCAATTCATATCACGGGTTGTAAGGGCTCTTGTTATTGATTGTTCATCTAAATTTAGACCATAAACAGAAGTCCATTGAGCCTCAATTAGCCAATCTTGGATATGTTGTTCATAATCTTCAATAGAAAGTTCTAAAAGAGAATCTAACATTTCGTCTTCTAATTCAACTGAACGAAGAGGTGCACCAAGTAAATTTCTTATTCTCTTATAAAGTGCTTCTCTTTCAGGACCGGTAATAATTACAGTAGAGGCCATAGATATATATTTCTATATAAATATCTGGCTATTTTGATTTGTTTATATCTAACCTAGTTGTATATTGATCGTTAACAAATCCCCAATTAACAACTTTCCAAAAGTTTTTTACGTAATCGTCTCTTTTGTTTTTATATTTTAAATAGTATGCGTGTTCCCAAACATCAAGACCTAATAAAGGATAACCTTGTTCTTTTTCTGTATTCATAAGTGGGTTATCTTGATTTGACGTTGAGACAATCTTTAATCTGTTGGTGTCGGTTAGTATTAACCAAACCCAACCTGAACCAAATCTATTTTTTGATTCTTCTTCAAATTTTTCTTTAAATTTTTCAAAAGAACCAAAATTTTTTTCAATTTCTTTTTTTATTGGGTCCTGAATTGTTTGTTTTTTTGGTGACAACATTTTCCAAAATAATGCGTGGTTGAAAGCACCCCCACCATTATTTTTAACTTTATTATTAAATTTTGATATTTTTGTAATAATTTCTTCTAAATCAATATCTTTACCTTTAACTTTTTCTAATTCAACGTTTAATTTATCAACATAACCTTTGTAGTGTTTTGTGTAATGAGTTTTCATAGTTTCAGAGTCAATAAAATTTGTTAAGTCCTCATAACCATAAGGTAAACTTTCAATACTAACTTTTTTTATTTCATTTATTAAAAGTTTATTATTGAATGACTCGACACTTAACCTCTCTTCAATTTTATCAATTTTGTTTTGAAATTTTTTGTAAATTATTTTTTCTAGTTTTTCGTTACCTTTTTCAAATTTTTTTACATCGGATCCTGAAACAGCATTTGCTTCATCTTCATTTTTACCACCAATGTTTGGTCCTTTTTTTCTACCTAATATTGTTCTTTGATATTCATGCATCCACTCATGAGACAATGTTTTTAGAATATCTCTATTTAATCTATCTTTTACTAAAATTTTTATAAGGTCATCTTTTGTTCTTACACCTGTTGTCATCTTACCGTATCTTTCTTTGGTAAAGACAATATTAATATCTTTTTTTAATGGGTGTGATTTTTTTAAAAAATCTATAAATTTTTCAAAAAGACTTTTTTGTTCTTTTGTCGGAACATAACCTTTATAGGTGATATTAACTTTCATGTATTATAAATATCACCTTTTAGAAGAAATTAAATTTAACATTTCTTCAATTGTTGACGCATCTTCTATCATATCATCACCCATTACTGTTGATATGATTTTTTTCTTCCTATTTAGGATGTCATAAATCACACCTTCTATTGTGTTTTCAAATAATGGATAATAAACTGATGTTGAATTTTTTTGACCTATTCTATGGGATCTGTCTTCTGCTTGTGCGTGTTCTGCAGGAACAAACGACAAATCATTCATGATTACGGCTTCTGCAGAGGTTAAAGTTATACCGACACCAGCAGCTTTTAAGTTCCCAACAAAAACTCTAATCTTGTCGTTTTCTTGAAAATCATCTACAGCCTTTTGACGATGAGGTTTTGAACAAGACCCGTCTAAATAAACCGCCTGTTTTCCGAAATGTTCATAAATGGTTCGTAAAGTATCCGTAAAATTTGTAAATATGATTACTTTTTTTCCTTGTTCAATAATATTTTCTGCTAACTCAATTGTATTTTTAACTTTTTCTTCGGCAATTACTTTTCTAACTTTCATTAGTTTTCCGAACTGTATTGTTAGTGACGAAGATTCTTCTGAGTTGTTATCATACCAATTAAAATACTCACCCATAAGTTCTTCGTAGTCTTTTGATTTTAATCTCAAATAAACTGGTGTGATGATTTTATCGGGTAAATCTAATACATCTTCTTTTAATCTTCTTAAAATGTGACTTTGTGTTCTTTCTCTTAACTCATCTAAATTAGATGCTCCTGTTACGTTCCACACT